ACGTAGACGACATCAATTCAACAGTCGAGTCTGAGCAGATCGCTGCTGACGAGGCGATGCAGATAGGCGAAGAGTTCGCTATCGGCAACACTAAATGGGTTGTGACGAAGCGGAGCTTGGATCGTTTTGACCCTGACATTGACGAGACTCAGCTGATCACGCTGAGATGTGAAGATGTTGACGAGTCGAAAATTAAAAGGATTGGCCTGGTCAGCAACGCAAGGGCAATAACTCCGGCTCAAGATTTTATTACTGATGGAAAGAACGGTGTCGCAAAAGCTGGTATTGACCCTGAGTTCTTCCCGCTTACTCGCATTGCGACGGGTTTTGTCAGGAACAACAGGCCGGTAGTCGTTACTGAAATCGGCTTAAGAAGCAGAGTCTTCCAACGCCTAAACGGCATTTGTGCCTTTAACACTATCCCAACGCCAGATGAGCTTGAGGACTTTGATGAAAACGAAGTCACAGTCCGCTCTGGAACGTACACCGGAACAATTACTAGAGCTTCGGTGTTTCAAGTCTTTGTGCGTAAAGCAGGTAGGGACAAGAACAACGATCGGTTTGAATTCAAGCGTATTGATTTGTACTTTGTTGTGCGTGGCAGCAAGCCTGTTGATCAATACAACTTCCTTCGCTTCACGCATCCGCAAAGCCTCGGCCCTTCGCAGCTCGAATACAAGTTTGTGCCAGTACCAGGCGCTGAGTTGCGTGCGTTGTCTGATAACCAGCAATTCATTAACCTGTCAGCGTCAATTTCCAACGACGAGAGTCCAATCATTCAAGAAACTGTAAAAGTGCCAGGCGTTGGAACGTTTGAAGTCGAAATGGCTGGTTACAGGATTTTCAAGAAAGATATAAGGCTAAACAAAGAGTTTATTCGTAAGCCTATAACAAGCAGAACACGCAGAACGCTTACCTACCCACAAGCGATTAAGCGCGTCACCGTATTACCAGCACCGGAAAAGGGCAGATTTGTTAGAGCAGAGGAAATCAGCAAGTACAAAGTTGTTGGAAATGTCGGCGTTCCTGGGTTGACTGGAGCGTTTACTTATGAAATTGCAGGCAACTCGGATGATTATGCCCAAATAGCCGGCATCGGCTCGCAAATAAGAACACAAACAAGAGAGCTGATTGATGCAGACAAGAACCTATGGCTAGTAATTCGTTGGACTCTTCAAGTAAACAGATTGCCCACGAATCATTACGCTAAGAGGTTTAACAATCAAAGTACAACTTGGGGCATTGTTGGCGCAGAAGTTATTGGCAGCTCTTATGGATTCAGAAAATACGAGATCATTGAAGTTAGGCGCGGTTCGCTCTCCACGTCAGGCGCTCAAGAAGCATATCAAAACGATAATCCGTTCAGGAGGAATCATCCAAGCGGTACAAATATGACATTTTCCGGCATTCAATACAGGATTATGGATGTCGAAGTAGATGATTTTGCTCGTGGTCAAACGCAAGCTTATTACCACGAAATTTTTGGCTCAGCAGCAAGCCTAAGTCATGGCGAGAAGAAAACTATTTTCCGCTCGTTCCAAGAAGGAGGGAAAAGAATACGACTTAAGCTAACTTCAACAGCAAAGTCAAATAATGATCATTGGAGCGGCGAAAGGCGTCACTGGAGTCACCCTGATCAAATTGAAGTCATTGAAGGTGATGACACATCTACGAACTGGAGCAAAGGCGACAAATTTAGCGATCTTGTCGACATTGACACCACCAACCCTTACTACACGGCATATGACAAGGTTGGAATTAGATACAACGTTAATGGCATCAAAGAAATACCAAAGCAGACAAATATTACTGGCGAAGCAGTATTTGAAAAGCAAAGTCAGTATGCAGACCTCAGTTTCTATCGAGGCTTGGTGCAGAAATCAAACGAATCAGAACCAGAGCACACGATTGCGTATGTCAATGAGATCATGCCGAACGACGAAATCCCTGTATATAAAAACTTGACGCTGGCTGGCTTGGCGCTGAAAGCAAGTCGTAATTTTACGAGTCTTGATCAACTGCGTTGCTGGATCCCTAGCGGCTTGCACGTCAAGCGATTGCATCCTGGTCTAAATAAAACCAACGGAAACCCTTACGCCTTCGATACTGGTACTTTCAAAAAAGATTACGGCCCAAGCAACCTCTTCACTGATCTTGTTTACTACCTGCTGACCGATCAGGTGGGTGGCGCTGGTGCGCTCATGAACATGACCAAAGACAATGCGTCTTTGCTTGAGGTGGATGATTTCATTGCCACGTCTCGTTTCTTGTTCAAGCAAAAGCTGTTCTTTAATGGCGCGATTGTCGAGCGGACCAACCTTAGGCAGTACATCACGGAGATTGCCCCTTATTTCCTGTGCAACTTTGTTTTGACAGACGGCAAGTTCTCGCTTAAGCCCGCCATTCCTGTATTTGAGAAGAGCGGCGAAATCAACACAGGTGAGATCGTATACGACCATCTGTTTACTGCCGGCAATATTCTTGAAGACAGCTACAAGCTTGAGTTTTTAAGAAGTGAAGAGCGCAGGCCGTTCAAAGCCGTTATGCGTTATCGCAAAGAGACAAGAAACCAGCTACCTGAAGAGAAGGTCATAGAGGTAACGCTTAAAAATGACTCTAGAACTGATGATCTAGAAGCGCTGCCGGAAGAGCAGTTTGATTTGACACAGTTCTGCACGTCTGAGGACCATGCCGTAATGGTTGCGAAGTACTTTTTAGCGCTTCGCAGGCATGTCACTCATACGATCAGCTTTTCAACCACTGTGCATGGCTTGAAGCTAAAAGCTGGTTCCTATATCAAGGTTGTCACTACGTCATCTCCTTACAGCAGCGCAAGAACTGGAACAGTTAGCTCAACAGGCGTAGTCACGAGTGTCGAAGAGTTAGAAGGAAACAAAACCTATGACATCACTTATTACAAGTCCGGTTCAGAGGATATTCAGGATGGTCAAATGACTATCAATAGTGACGGCACAGTGAAAGAAAGCGAGTATCAGGACATTATTTTTTCAATCAAGGACGAGAGGGTCAATCAGAACATTTATGTGGTCGAGCAGTTGACGTTCTCTCAAGAGGGCACCGTTGACATTGTCGCCTCTGAGCATCCTTGCGATGATGACGGCACAGAAGACAAGCCTAAGCTTGTCAGCAAGATTGCGAAGCTAGTATCAAAGCAAGCTCCGTTTGAAGTTGAGGACGCCTGATGCCCTTCCCAACCCTCGCCCCAACTTCTCGTACGTTTGACGCCGGGGACTACCCGATCAAAACGTTTACGTCTCAGAGCGGCGTTGAGACGAGGATCATTTACGGCAGTCGGCGTACTGGGCAGAAGATGTCACTTACCTACCAGAACATCTTTGACCACCAAGCAGAAGAATTTGTTGAACACTATGACGAGGTGTTTGGAACATTGAATGCGTTCAGCATTGCGTCGGTAGGAACGGCTGATGGTGCTAAGACTGGATGGAATGGTCAAAGCGTGCCAGAAGCATTTTCAAGTGGCGGATACTCGATAACAGTAAATCCGCCGGCTTTAAGTGAGGGCAGTGGCTTCGATATTACTTTCAAAGGTCCTAAGACGGTGAGTGGAGAAACCGTATATGTAGCGATCGAGGGCAACGACATTGAAGTTTCTGACTTCAGCTCATTATTCACTGCTCCGTCTTTGACGGGAACTGTCAATCTTCGCCCCTCCGGCGTGGCGACTGTGCTAAGGCAAAGTATTGCTAGCGATGGCGTAACAGAGGGTTTTGAAGTTATGACGATCAAGATGTTTAGTGACTCAGCTAGGTTGTCAACGCAGTTGCTTGCCAGCGTCTCTGTTGGCATTACTGACACCAATTCCACGATAAGCAGTCAGCCTGCAGCCAAGGCAGCAACTATTGACGCTGGTTCGTATAGCGAAGGTTGGCGTTATGAAGGTCCGCCACAGCTGACGCAGGTGCGTCCTGGCATCAGCACTGTTACAGTGAATTTGATTGGCGTCCTTGGTGCCTCCTGATGGCGCATTTTTATTCCGGCAGAGACGGCGAGTTCAGCTTTGACGGCAAGGTCATCGCCAAGGTTGCCAGCTTTTCGATTCAGTCAACTTTAGAGACGCTCGAAACTACTACGCTGGGCGACAATGCTCGTACTTACACCCCTGGGGTGTTGAGCTACAGCGGCAGCGCAACTCTTCTGTATTACGAAGACAGCGGCAAGATGGCAGCCGCAGAGGTTTTAAACAAGACATTTACCACAGATGCTGGTGGCGTAACCACTAACGCTCGAAAGAAGCTGGGGTTTACGTTCAACAATGGCAGCAAGGCGCGCAGCATTGAAATTCATGGATATATCACAAGCTCTTCAGTCGCCGCGGCCACAGGTGACATCATGCGGGCTGAAATTTCTTTCCAAGGCGATGGAAAGCTCGATGTAGGTAATTTCAGCTGATGACTGTTTACCTAGGCAACTTCGGGAGCGTTGAACTGCAGAGGCAGTTTGGCGGAGAAGAATTGGCCTTGACG